AAATAATAAAATTCAAAACAAATAACACCCGTGAGATTGACGCAGAATGGTTTTATGGAAAAATTAAGAAAATATAACGGATTGAAATTAACTGCTGATGGGTTTGACTGTGCACTCCCTGTTACAATTGATTCTTATAATGCTTGCTCGTATAATTGTCTTTATTGTTTTGCAGACAATACAACATCTCACAAAATTAATAGCAATAAAACATTAGGGGTTATGTCTTTACGCCGAATTGAAGATATTTTTTCTGGTAAAAAAGGAAAATTTAATGATTTAATAAGAAAGGCATTAAAATATGATAACAAAAAAAACGGTTATCCGTGTCCGGTTCAAATAGGTGGTGTGGCAGATCCATCGGATAATTACGAAAGAAAACATAAATGGTTGCTAAATTTTTTAGAAATACCTATAAAATATAACCAGCCAATACGGATAAGTACGAAAGGGACGGTATTAGCAGAACCGGAATATTTAAAAAAACTAAAAAAATCACCCCATCTTTTTTGGGTTTCATTTAGCATTATTACCCCGGATGATGAAATTATTGAAAAAGTTGATAAGGGCGCACCGAATGCTACAGAAAGACTAAAAGCTATGAAAAAATTGTCTAATATTGGCGTAAATGTTTCTCTGAGATTAAGACCTATTATAGTAGGTGTTAGCGATGTAACTGAAAAATATCCAAAAGCATACAAAACATTAATTGAAAAAGCAAAGGAAAGTGGAGCAAAGGCAATATCTATAGAGGTTGCCTTTATGCCAAAATTATTAAAACATATAAAAAAAAAATGGTTGACACTTGAAAAAATATCAAAAAAACCTCAAATTAAAATTTATAAAAGTTTTGGAAAGCAACAGGCGTGTACACGACCCTCTTATTTATGGACAGAAAACATCATGCATGATATTGTAGATGTTGCACATAAAAATAATATAGTTGTAGGTGTTTCTGACCCTGTATGGAAACAATTATCTGACACAGGGTGTTGTTGCGGGATAGACCAAGACCATCCTGTTTTTGGAAATTGGGAAAAAGAAAACGCAACGCATGCAATGTTACAAGCACAAAAAACAGGAAAATTAATTTACTTTAAGGATATTGCTCCAAAATGGGCAAAAGATGTGTTAAATACTGTCATTGTAAATATGGGAGTGGGGCCCAAAACCGTTTATGAAAAAAGGCATAAATTATGGATAGATAGTTTGCGGGAAGTTTGGAATAATATTAATTCTGAACGTTCAGTTATGAACTATTTTCAAGGTGCTTTAGAGGTTGCGGGGGAGGATAAGAATGGAGATAAAATATATAAATATGTAGGGCTTAACAGGAAACATTTAAAAATTAATACTTGGAAATAAAAAAATGACTGACGACAAAAACAAAACAGGACGTGGCGGCGGGCAGACTAAAAAAAGAGGTCGAGGCAGACCTACATTATTGACACCGGAGACAAAAAAACAATTATTCGGTGCTTTGGATTTGGGTCTTTCATACGTGGATTGTTGTACTATTGCTGGAATTACATATCATTGTTTTTTAAATTGGATAAAAAAAGGTGAAGTAGAAAAATCAGGAAAATATTTTAATTTTTTTCATGAAGTAAAAAAAGCCATTGCTTCCGGCAAAGCTAAAAAGGTTCAAAGAATCAATATGGACCCTGCTTGGCAATCGGATGCATGGTTACTTGAACGGCAATATCCGAATGAATTCGGAAAGCAAAATATTATAATCAATACTCAAAATGATGATATTAATGAAAATTTATTAAAGTTTGTTGAAAATAGAAAAAAAATAGAAAATGAATAAAAAGGAGATGTAAAATGAAAGAAAAAAAACGTACAAGATTAACAAAAGATGAAGTGGTTGAATTTATGGGAAATCTATCTTATACTGTAGATTATCTTACAGAAAAACAAAACGAAAAAGAAGAAAAAACTTTTCAAACGATTGATTATCAAAATTGGAAGATGGTGAATTTGTATCTTATGAGTTTATTCAAATATTTGGATGAAACATTAGAGGCTTTTTCTGTTTAAGGAAAGCATGAAAAAAAAAACATTGAATAAATGAAGCATAAAGATAAATTAATACTCAAAAACCTTACTCCAATACAAAAAAAATACTACAATGATACGCATAGATTCTCAATAACGAGTGCCGGCAGGCGTTCAAGGAAGACTATAATTTCAATGGCGAAACTTGAAAATAGGGCATTGGATCGAAGCTTAATTGAAAAAAATTGCAGATATTTTCATGCTGCTCCGGTTTGGGGGCAAGCAAAAAAGATTTTTTGGGATTTATTAAAAAAAAACACAAAAATGTTCTGGGTAAAAAACCCGTATGAAACCGATTTAATTGTTTTTTTAATAAATGGGATTGAAATTCACGTAACTGGGCTTGATAAACCGTCCCGGATTGAGGGGCAGCCTTGGCACGGCGGACATATCACAGAAATGCCGAACACAAAACCTAAAATCTGGGGAGAGCATATAAGGCCTTTATTTTCAGACACAAACGGATTTTGTTTTCTTGATGGTGTTCCTGAGGGGAAGGGAGACGATTATTACGATATGGTATTACACGCCTGTGGCGGAGCAATTCCGCAAACGATGCCAAATGGCGTAGGTGCATACGGAGAAAATCCCCAAGACCCCGAATGGGCTTTTTTCACTTGGCTTTCTGCCGATGTTTTGACCGAAGCTGAAATAATCTCCGCAAAAATAGGAGTCGATGAGCGGACTTTCCGTCAAGAATGGGAGGGAAGTTTTGAAAGTATGGAAGGTCGAGCCTATTATAATTTTTCAAAAGAGAATCTAAAATTGTGTAAATATAAAGAAGGTCAAACTGTTCACATAGGAATGGATTTTAATGTCAATCCGATGACGGCGGTATTTGGGCATATTGAATCCGATGAGTATCATCAATTCGGAGAAGCATATCTTAAAAATAGCAATACATTCGAGATGGCAAGGCATATTGCAGAATTATTCCCAATCGATAAAGTAACGATTTATCCTGATTCTACCGGTAATGCAAGGGAAAGCAATGCATGGAAGACAGATTTACAAATATTGCGGGATTACGGATATTATATTCGAGCAAAATCAACAAACCCGTATGTTAGAGATCGTATCAATGCCGTAAATAGTTTAATATGTTCAATGGGTGGGAAACGAAGGTATTTTGCGAATCCTGAAACCTGTCCTAAAACAATTAATGATTTAAATAGGGTCGAAAGGTTGCCGGATGGCAGAGAAAATAAAAAACAAGAAGAGCAGGGATTAGTACACATTTCTTCGGCACTTGGATATTTGATTAATTTCAATTTCCCTGTATTGAAGCAAGAGATTTCGACAAAATAAATGAGGTTAAAATGGAATTTGTGATAAATTTAATTTGTGATGATTGCGGAGAATTGATCAGTGAGCATACACATATTGGAGACATCGAAATTTGTCCTATTGATTCTTTAGAGTTTTTTTCAACTCAACTAACTTCGGAATGTTCTAATCGTGTAATGGATCATAATAATAAAAAGGATATGGAAATAGAGGTATAAAATGGCAGATTTATTTGAAAGCAAAGTACCAGATGTAATGTTAAAAGTTCATCTCGAAGCAAAAAGCCAAGCTGAAAAAGAGAGAAGAGATAAGGCAAATATAAGGTTGGGAATATATCATGATGATTGGGAGGATATACTTGAGGGAGAATTAAAACAACAATTTGTTCCTGAAAACTATGATAATGTAAAATTATCAAAAAATATATCTCAAAATCCAACAAAACAAATAATAAAGGAAATATCGTTAGTTTATAAAGATCATCCGAATAGAGTGCTTTTAACTCAGGATAAAGTAATTCAAGATAAAACTTATGATGAAGTTAGGGAATATTTAAAACTCGATTCCTTATATAAACAGGTTAATAGATATTTGAATCTTCTTAATGATGTTTTAATTCAAGTCGGTTGGGATGAAAGCAAGCAACAAATAAAACTTAATATTATTACTCCGGCAGTAGCTTCAGTCATACAAGAACCGAATGAACCTGAGCAAGCTTATGCTGTTTATTATGAAGTCGAATATGCCGATTCGGAATATAATGTGGAAAAAAAGTTTATATATTGGGATCCGGAGTATCATTTTTTATTTGATGAGGCTGGTAATAATTTTGCTGTGGAAGATAATCCTGAAATGATTAATCCTTATAAAATACTCCCATTTGTGGTCTTGCATAGAGATCAGAGACCCGGATTATTCTGGAATATATCGGAGGGCAATGATTTTATAAATGGTACTATCGGAATTGGCACAAAAAACACATTTAAAGATTATCTTTTTAAGTGCCAATCGTTTAAACAACCCTGGATAAAAGTTAATGATCCGAAAAACGCTCCAAATGCTAAATTGAGAAGTGATCCGTTGACTTCATTATTAATTATTGGAGATGATAGTGAAACCGGAGCAATAGATTTGCAGGTGAATTTTAAAGGGATTGACGATACAATAAAAGAAAGTCTTAATGCTTTTTTGAACACATATGGATTGACGGCGGACTCTTTTTCTGCATTGGAGGTTAGCGGAAAGGCACTTGAAATCAAAAATAGAGCATTAAAGGAAATTAGAGAGGATCAAATAGAGATATTTAGGCAATCTGAAAAAGAGTTATTTAATTTAATTCGGATTGTAAATAATTATCATAGTAAATCGCAAATTTCAGATAAACTTGAGTTTAAAATTGATTATGCTGAAATGGAGATCCATGACGATCCAGAATCAAAAAGAAAAACGGCAGATCATGATCTTGAAAAGGGATTAATCTCTCCAGCTCAATACTATATGATATTTAATCCCGATATTAAGGATGCGGAAAATGCTGAAAAAATTCTTAAAGAAAATTTAGAAAAAAACAAAGAGTTGAAGGATGCTGGATATAGTTTAAATGATGAAATTAATAATGAATAGATAAAAGGAGAAAATAAAATGAAAGAAAAAGGGTTAAGTTTTTTGCAAAATTTAGGATTAATTTTTATTGTTTTGAAATTAACAAATAATATTGATTGGTCTAATTTATCTTGTTTTGGGTATGTAGTCCTTCAATTTTATGGTTTTTGCTTGATTTTGGGATGGTTTCATATATTTATTATTTAGAAATGTATAAAAATGAAAGATAAAAAAATAAATATTTTTGGTATTGAATATGACATTAAGTTTGTTGATGATAATATTGATATGCAAGGTTTATTAGGTCGAATTTACCATGATTTTCAATTAATAAAAATAAAAAAAGATTGTCCTTTAGATGTTTTGAATTGTACGATTTTTCATGAAATCACTCATGCTATTTTAAAAAAATCAGGTCTGGAAGATTTGTTATATAAGAAAGAATCTGTTGATGTTGAATCTTTCACTGAGATTTTATCAAATGCTTTATTTAATGTTTGGAAGTCGAACCCCAATTTTTTAGAAGATTTAAAAACAAATGTATAACTTCCTTGTAGCCGCATATTCATTGCGAATAAAAAAAATTGAGGATGATATAAAGGAATCCATCCCGAAAAAATTACAGGGTTCTTTATTACAAAACAGAAAAAAAATAACTAAAATGCTTGGCTCAATAACTCAAAAAGCGTATCATGAAGGGATTAAATACGCTCTTGTCTTCCCTGGATATGAAGACACAAAAGTAAAAAATAAGGATATGTCGGATAAAGTTAAGAGAGAAATTTTCACTAATTTTTTTGTGAATGTCAAAAATGCTGAACGGATATATAAACTTAGGATTTTGAATTGGAAGCGATTATTGAAATTAAATAATCAAAGAATAGATTTAAAAAACGGTTCTCAAGAATCACAATTTAAAAATGAATATATAAATGCAGTAAAAGTAGCGGTTAATCGGTTAATTATGGATGCTGCAATGGAAGGGAAATTGGAAGTATGGCAACCAAAACGAAAATAACTCAAACAAAATATATCTGGGTAACCGTAGGGGATCAATTTGTTTGCTCAGATTGTGTGGATCGGGAAAGTTGGAGCGAAAAACCCTATCCTGTATGGGAAGGGCATGGAGTTCCGAGGGTTGCGAACACGCTTTGTGATGGTCGTTGTCGATGTGAACTTGTACCGACAACAATAGAAGAAATTGAAAGAGAATCCCGAGAATTAATTGAAAAATTTATGGACGAAATAGAACTCAAGGCTGATCTTGCGGTAGGTCGGCAAATTCGATTAAAAGATTATGAGAAAATAGATGGGATGTTGAATGCTCCTTATAAAACTATTGCTGGCATGGAAAAATTAATTGCAGATTGGAAAATTAAAAACAATTTTAAAGCACTGCCAAAAGAATTTTTCATAATTTCTGAGATCGATGGTATGGTGAAATGGTTGAAAGGAAGTTTAAAGTAAAAAATGGCTAAAACAGGATTAAAAGTAATAGGATTGAAAAAAACTCAAAAAAAAATGCGGGATTTTAAATCTTTAATCCGAAAAGGTGATAAAAAAATTTTCCAAGAAGTGGGGAAAGTTGGTGTAGATATAATAAAAAAGAGAACGGCAAAAAGTAAAGATGTTGACGGTAAGAAATTTATAAAATATTCTGAGGCATACGCAGCAAAGAAAGGATCATCTCATGTGGATTTGAGAGTATCTGGGAAAATGTTGAGAGCTTTAAATTTTCAGGCATTTGCGAAAAAAGTTAGATTTTATGTTAAAAAAAACAAACGTAAAGGTAAATTAAACTCATTTAATTTGGCAGTAGTACATAATTTTGGAGCGAGGATTATTCATGGGGGGAAAGCGTATCCTCAAAAAAAGGGAAAAAAATATCTTCCAGTTGCGAAAATGCCTAAACGTGAATTTATGGGATTTATGAGAAATGAAGAAAAAAAATTATTTAAAATGATTCGAGTTTTTTTAGTAAAAAAAGCAAAAGCAATATTTAATAAGAAATAAAAATGTTACAAAAAGTTGACAAATATAAAAAAGTATATTATAAATGGGAATAAGGAGAAATAAAAATGAAAGTTTATGACGAAAAAGAAAAAGAAAATGGAAAAAAGGCGGAGATGAAGGATATAAAAAACGGCTGGTTTGTTGAAAGAGCTTATAATTGTATGAGGACTAATCCTTGTAGGGAATATATTGAAATTGAGAATATTGGTGCTAAAAAAGGTATAGTGCCTACGGCAAAATTTATGATACAAAGTGATCCTATAAGTGAAGTTGGCATAAATGGTTGTCAAATTGTAGATATTCTTAAATTTGTAAATGAATTATTTCTTGCTGTAAATTATAGATTTCCTTGTAAAGAAAATGTGGCAACAATAGAACATATACAAGATGCTATTAATTACCAAAATGAAAGAACAAAAGATAGAATTGAAAGAAATGTTGAAGGTAAGAATTTAAATTGAAATTATAAATAAAAAGGAGAAATAAAAATGACTAAAATAATAACAAAACCGGTTGAGCCTGTGATTACTCCGGTTGAGCCTGTGGCTCCTAAAATAACGGTCTCCGGTGGAGACGACCCTAAGTCCGGTGGAAGTGGGGATAAAAATACGGTAGCATATGAAACTCATCAAAAACTTTTGGATGAAAAAAAGCAAACAGATAAGAAATTGAAAAAATTCTTAGATGAAAAAGAAGCAGCTGAAAAGAAAAAACTCGAAGATGATGGAAAGGTTAATGAACTTTTAGAGATGGAAAAAAAAACAAATACTAATCTAAAAGAATCTCTTAAGAAAAACCAGCTAAAATTATTAGCTTTAGATTTCCACGACCCAGCTGACATTCTTTCCCATTATGATAGATTCGAGTTTGACGCTGAAATGAATGTGACAAATTCCGATGAGATTTTAGCTGATTTAAAAGAAAAGAAACCGTATTTGTTTAGGGGTGAAGGTGATCCGAAATTGAAAACGGTAACTACAACCCCGAAAGGATTTTATATTCCGAAAGATGTTGATATCGGCAAAATGTCTTTAAGTGAATATGAAGAATACAAAAAAAAATTAAATTAAAAATGAGGTAAAAAAATGGCTGATGTAATAGGTAAAAAAGCTGATGTCGGTACGATATTAGATATTTTGTCAAAAGAGACTTTGCTCTATCTGAGAGACAAGCTCTATATGGCAAAATTGGTGAATAAAAACTTCTCTCCTGAAGTGAGAAGTAAAGGGGAAACGATTTTAATTGATGTTTTTGATCATCAATTTAACGTGGTTGATTTTGTTGAGGCAGTTCCGTTTGAAACGCAGGGAGTTTCAGCAAGTCAAAAAACAATTCTTTTGGACCAGCAAAGAGGGATTCCGTTTGCACTTTCTGATCTTTCTCAATTAATTCCAGATCATAAAACGATGGACTCTTATTTAAAAAATGCAGTAGGTCAACTTGCTGAAGATATTGAGGATAAGATTTTTGCAGTTTATTCTTTGTTGACAAATTCATATCCGGCGGTAGGCGGTGCAGGAATTGGGTTGAAAGACATCAACAAAGCTGATAGATTTCTTTTTGAGCAAAAAGCTCCTGAGACTGATCCCAAATATGCCGTAATATCTGCGTATGACCAGGAAGCAATGTTGAATGACACTCAATTTATTGATGCTGGGTTCACGGCGGATGCCGGTAAGGCAGTGAAAAAAGGATATATCGGTGAAAAATTTAATTT